CCAAGTTGCAAATCATGTAATTGTAATTCAACAAATGAATCAGCTAAGCCAGACTTCCCAGATTTAGACGGTGACGGCGACAAGAAAGAGCCAATGAAGAAAGCTGCTAAGGACGCTAAGAAAAGTAACAAGCCTAAAAAAGGCGTTAAGCCATCCTTTAAGAAAGGCGTTAATCCTTTTGAGAAGAAGGTAGACGAAGGTAAAGCTATCATAGAAACTTATTTTGCATCAGTACTTAAAGAAGGCGCAGAAGATCATGCTGAACTAGTAATGGCAGCTAAGGACATGGTTGATCGTGTTACTGGTTGGATGGAAGACACAGCAGAAATGCAAACTGAATCCATGCTAGAACTAGCTGATGCAATCCGTGACGAAATGGGCAGTGAAAAGTCAGAAGCATTTACTATGGCACTAAAACCTGCACTCGAAGCAATGTATGGTGTAATGGAAACTACTCGTGTATCACTAACAACTGGTGTTGGCATGCTAACAGGTGAAGCAGATGAAGCTCCAATGATGGGCGCAGATGATGAACTAGGTATGGAACCAGAGATGGGCATGGAACCACCAGTAGACGGCGACATAGATGACTTAGGCATGGACGATCTACCTGATGACGAGTTTGGTGCATCAGGCGCAGCAGACGGCGGTGTTGAAGATGCTGGCAGAGCAAAGCGTGAATCAAAAGTGAATCGCAAAAAAAAAGTATCTGAGAACTCACGTAAGTTAAGTAACATCCTTTCAAAAAAAAAGTAAACGAGAGCCAAAGTAACAATCTTTTAGTTCAAGTTTTACGCACAGTAATGGGCAGCGCCGACTCTAAGGGTCACGCTGCTTTTTTACATTTTAGCAAGCCAAAACGAAATGATATAAAGCAGGGTGCAAAGAATTTTGATCTAAACAAGTTAATGCAAAATGTAGGTTCAGAGCAGTTTGATTTTGGCACATTTAAAAATGCTTATGATACTGATGACAGAGTTAAGACAATGGTCAAGAACTTTGACAAAGTAGGAGTTGAAGTTAAAACTCAAATAGAACTAGACGGCGGCGATGACTCTATAACACCATCAGATGGTGCTAGTGGAACTAGTGTTAGCTCTATGGCAAAGTCTGCAACTGATTTAGGTGATAATCTTTAAAAAGACTTGACAGTTTCAATATTATCATGTATACTATAGACTAACTAGGAGTATCTTATGATCAGAACACAAGACGAAATTGTCGAACAAATTAAAGAAGTAATCGAAACCCACGCTAAACCAGCGGTTGCAAGTCACGGAGGCAATATTGAATTTGTATCTTACACAGACGGTAATGTATTGCTAGAACTCCAAGGTGCATGCAGTGGTTGCGCAGGCAGTACAATGACACTTAAAATGGGTGTTGAAGGTATGCTCCGGCATTTTGTTCCAGAAATTACTAATGTAGAATCACGTGATGGGTTTAGTAACGTTGATCCTTACTATACGCAAGAAGCATTTAATCATGATCAATTTAGTACAATCTCACTAGGCGATCCAACACAATGAGTAGTTTAATTATCTCTAAGTACGACTACCAGCCTATAAGCCGCAAACAGGTTGAAGGGAAGCGTAAGTATATGACACCCGACGGGGGCGCTGTAGCAAGCGTTACTACAATCTTAGACGCCACTAGTGACAAGTCAGGACTTGTAGCTTGGCGTAAACGTGTTGGCGAAACTAAGGCTCGAGAAATTACTACTGAAGCTGCCGGTGTCGGTACACGTATGCACAAGTACCTTGAAGACTATGTTGACTTTGGTGAACTACCTACACCAGGAAGCAATCCGTTTGCTAAGAAAGCACATAAGATGGCACAGGAAGTAGTTAAACACGCTATGGGAGATGTTGATGAGATTTGGGGTAGTGAAGTTGCTCTTTATGTTCCACAAATGTATGCAGGCACAACTGACTTAGTTGGACAGTACAAAGGACAGCCTTGCATAATGGATTTTAAGCAAACAAATAAACCTAAGAAGCTAGAGTATGTACAGAACTACTTCTTACAGTTAGTAGCATACGCAGAAGCACACAACGAAATCTATGGTACTACTATACGTGAAGGCCACATTTTTATGTGTAGTCGCGGAGATGATGGTACAGAACTTGGTGGCGAAACATATCAACAGTTTGATGTATGGCCACATGAATATGACGAGTGGCGGCATGAATGGTACAATCGAGTGCATACCTATTATGACCTACACGGATAAATATGTGTAATAGGAGATCGTAAATGGCTGTCGTACAGATATCAAAGATTCAATTAAGGCGTGGTAAGAAAAGCACAGGTACCGGGTTACCTCAATTATCGTCAGGTGAAATGGGTTGGGCAATTGATTCCCAAGAACTTTACATCGGTAATGGCAGTGTATCTGAAGGTTCCCCAGCCGTTGGCAACACAAAGATTTTAACAGAAAAAGACGATCTGTTTAAAATTGCAAAGGATTATACGTACAAAGAAGGCACAGGTTCAGTTGTAACTGGCACTGATGCACTTAATCCTGTTGTTAGATCTTTGCAACAACGATTAGATGACAGAGTAAGTGGCCGTTCGTTTGGCTTATCCGGCGATTCTACACAAGATGCTACAGTACGTTTACAGCGAGCTATTGATCAGCTTTATTTAAATGGTGGCATGGAAGCTACAGTTGCAAATAGAGTAGAGCTACATTTAGAAGCTGGCACATATATTATTAGTGATACAATTAGAATACCACCACATGCTACGATCTTAGGTGCTGGTTCAGATAAAACTAAAATTATTCAAAACACAGCAGCTAAGTCTGTATTTACATGCGTAAGTGACGAAAGTATTTCAGGAGTTTATGTATTAGACGGCACATACGCATCACAAGCAAGAAACATTATGCTTAAAGGTATGACACTTCAAACAGCAGTGGCATCAAAAGGACTTGTCCTACAAAGTTGTCGCGACAGTTATTTCCAAGACTTAACAATACTAGGGCCGTGGACTGCCTCAGATGCAATTCCAACAGACAGTTCTACTACAACAAGCATTGGCCTAAGTTTAAACAGTAAGAACGGTGGCGTTGAAAGTGTTCGTAACGAATTTACTAACTGTCACGTACAAGGATGGGCATATGGAGTTGTATCCAATTGGGATATCAATGACAACGTGTTTACAACATGTAACTTTGGTGCATTAGGATACGGAGTTGCGTTTGGTAAAAACATGACTATTGACGGTAGTGAAGCAAACGGAACAGCTTTTGGTCCAAAAAATAATATATTCTCAGATTGTGTGTTTACAAGTACTTCGAGAGAAGCAATGCTAATGACACACGGTACGTACAATGTTAGTCGTAATAACAAATATATTACATGCGGAAACAATGGTGGATCAGATGATATGCCTATTACTGCTATACTAAGTTTTGCTGAACTAGGTAACGACAGTATTAGTGATTACTTTACAAGAACTAAAGTTCTTTCATATACGCAAGGTACTATCTTAACTAAGACAGCTACACTTACAGCAGGCCAGGTATTAGTTACTGTAGCTGACACTACAGGAATTATTCCTGGACAGTTGTGTACAGTAGATACTGGCACAGGCGAGTTTGGTACTTCTAGAGTTACAGTAGTGAGTGTAGATAGTCTTACACAGTTTAGTGTAGATGTACCACACCTAACTAGCGGCTCAATTGGATTTAGTATACTATCTGCTATTATTACTAGTATTCCGTATATTCCAGAAGTAGAAGGCCCATGCAACTTTGAATGGGGATTTGAACATAGTGTATCAATCACTGCTGGTTTAAATCAAACAATCTTTAGATTACCAAAATTAGCTAACCAATGCTTTGATATTGATTATATGTCAATTGGCACCTCACAGTACAACGGAGTACGCTCTGGCACATTGTCAGTATTAGTTAGTGCAATAAATGATTCAGGCAATGGCACACCAGCTGTAATTGTTACTGATGAGTATAGTATGCTAGGTAATAATAATGTTGTTGACAATATAAGTTTTGATGCTATAATAAGTGATATAGACGGAGACTCTACGTCGGATACAATACTAATAAAAAGTAATACTGCCGGCATAATATCTTCGACTGCAACTACCAAGTTTAAATTTAGAGTCAAAACAAAGCAAATAGCATTATAAATGTCTAATAGTACATACGAACAACGCCTGGTAGTCTGGTCGACTTTCAGGAACGAGTTGGAGTCTTCAAAAACTCCTTTGCAAGATGTGATAGAGTTTTACAAGTCTATTCCTATTGTCTCGATATACACAGACCCGTGGGACAAGGAGACTTGGCCTACACCCTGGGAGTTAGTTAATGAAAATCAGTACTGCGAATTCTGTCGTGTACTAGGATACTGCTTTTCTTTACAGTTAACTGAACGCTTTAATGACGCTCAATTCGAGATACATATCAGTACTAGTGAAGCATTAGTTTATTACTATTTGCTTTACGTAAACAAAGAATATGTATTGGGATATGATAGCAACAACGTTGTTAGTATAGATGCATTGCCATCTGAACTAGAACCGCAAGTTGTCTATCAGATGACCAATATAAAATAAATAATTTAACAACGAAACACGAGAATAAAAGGATAAAGATATGATTCAAGTCACTAAGCGAGGCGGACACAAAGAAGTACTAGATATTGAAAAGTTACACAAAGTTGTATTTCATGCATGTGAAGACATTACAGGCGTCAGTCCAAGTGAAGTAGAAATCAAAAGTCAAATTCAATTTTACAGTGGTATAACTAGTAAAGAGATTCAGGAAACGCTTATTAAAGCAGCAGCCGATCTTATTACAGAAGAGACTCCTAACTATCAATATGTTGGTGGCAGGCTTGTTAATTATGCATTACGTAAGGAAGTATATGACGGATACGAACCCTGGCATGTTAGTAAACTTGTAGAACGCAATACTGCTAGCGGGTTTTATGATCCAGAACTTGTAACAAAATATAGCGCAGACGAGTGGGATAAAATTAACACTTTCGTTAAACACGAGCGTGACGAAAATCTAACTTATGTTGCTATGGAACAGTTGCGTGGCAAGTACCTATGTCAAAATAGAGTAAGCGGTGAGATCTTTGAAACACCACAAATGTGCTATATTCTTATTGCAGCAAGTTTGTTTCAAGACTATCCTACGGAAACAAGGTTACACTGGGTTAAGGATTATTATGACGCAATTAGTTTACATGATATTAGTCTGCCAACTCCTGTTATGGCTGGTGTACGCACACCGCAGCGACAATTCAGTTCGTGCGTCCTTATTGAGACTGATGACAGCCTTGATAGTATTAACGCTACTGCTGCCGCTGTTGTTAAGTACGTAAGTCAAAAAGCAGGTATAGGTATTGGTGGAGGAAGCATACGTGCTATCGGTTCGCCAATCCGCAAAGGCGATGCATATCACACAGGTATCATTCCTTTCTATAAGCATTTCCAGTCAGCAGTTAAGTCATGCAGCCAAGGTGGTGTACGTGGTGGCGCAGCAACTATATACTACCCTGTATGGCATCTCGAAGTAGAAGACATGCTAGTGCTAAAGAACAATAAAGGCACCGAAGAGAACCGTGTACGACACATGGACTATGGTGTACAGTTTAACAAGTTGATGTATGAAAGACTTATACAAGGCGGCGATATAACTTTATTCTCGCCAGCAGATGTTCCAGGACTATACGATGCATTTTTTGCAGACCAAGACAGGTTTAAAGAACTTTACGAAACAGCAGAGCGCAACACACGCATACGTAAGAAGACAATTAAAGCAATTGATTTGTTTAGTAGCTTTATGGAAGAGCGTAAGAACACAGGACGCATTTACTTGCAGAATGTAGATCATGCAAATAGCCACGGAAGCTTCTTACCAGAACTTGCACCTATTAAACAGAGCAACTTGTGTGCAGAAATTACATTGCCAACTAAGCCACTTAAAGATCTAAACGATCCTGAGGGTGAAATTAGTTTATGTACGCTAAGTGCTATCAACTGGGGGAACATTCGTACTCCGGCAGAATTTGAGCGTGTATGTCGCTTGGCAGTACGTGGACTTGATGCACTACTAAGTTATCAAAACTATCCAATCCTAGCAGCACAGTTATCCACAGAGAAGCGCCGTCCTTTAGGCGTTGGTATTATTAACTTTGCATACTGGTTGGCAAAGAATGGTCTAACTTATCAAGATATTGATACTGACGGACTTGCACTTATTGACGAATGGGCAGAAGCATGGAGCTTCTACTTAATCAAAGCAAGTGCTGATTTAGCAGTAGAGTTTGGTGCTCCAAGTGGCAATATGGAAACAAAGTACGGACACGGTATTACACCTAATCAGACGTATTCAAAAGCACTAGACGAATTAGTGCCACATGTTGAACGTCAAGACTGGACAGGATTACGTGAGCAACTAAAAGCAACAGGTATCCGTAATAGTACACTAATGGCACTAATGCCAAGTGAAACAAGCGCACAGATTGCTAATGCTACAAACGGTATTGAACCGCCACGTAGTTTAATTAGTATCAAGCAAAGCAAGCACGGAGTGCTGAAGCAAGTTGTTCCAGAGTTTAAAAGACTAAAGAACAAATATGATTTACTTTGGGAGCAGCGCAGTCCTGAAGGATACATTAAAATTATGGCAGTATTACAGAAGTATATTGACCAAGGTATTAGTGTAAACACAAGTTACAACCCGAGTTATTACGAAGACGAAAAGATTCCTTTAAGCGAAATGTTACAACATCTATTAATGTTCTATAAGCTAGGTGGCAAGCAGTTGTATTATTTTAATACCTTTGACGGCCAAGGCGAACTTGATGTTAATAAAATGTTTGCTGATGAAAGTACTCCTTTAGCTCAAGTAGAATATGATGAAGATGACTGTGAAAGTTGCACCATCTAAAGTTGACAGACTAGTGTAGCTATGCTATACTGAATATACAAGTAAAGGAACACACACATGAGCGTTTTTAATACCAAAAACAAAGCGGACCATACAAAGGTCTTGGCATTTTTAGACCCATCGGGCGGACCGACAATCCAACGCTACGATAGTTTAAAATATAAACAGTTTGACGGCCTAACCGACAAACAACTTGGGTTCTTTTGGCGACCAGAAGAAGTTGATATCTATCAAGATAGTAAAGACTTTAAGGCACTAAGTGAACATGAGCGTCATATCTTTACAAGTAATTTGAAGCGTCAAATCTTGTTAGATAGCGTACAAGGCAGAGCACCGGTAGAGGCGTTCAGTCCTATTGTAAGTTTGCCAGAGATTGAAAACTGGATCACAACATGGACGTTCAGTGAAACTATTCACTCACGTAGTTATACACACATTATTCGTAACGTGTATAGTAACCCTAGCAAAATCTTTGATGAGATGCTAGATATTAATGAGATTGCAGATTGCGCAGGCGACATTTCAAAGTATTACGATGATCTTATTGAACTAAGTAGTTGGTACAACTTACTAGGCGTAGGTACTCATACAGTTAATGGTAAGAAGATCACAGTTGATCTTTATGAACTAAAGAAACTGCTATGGCTTACATTAATGAGTGTTAACATTCTTGAAGGTGTTCGCTTTTACGTTTCCTTTGCTTGTAGCTGGGCCTTTGCAGAACTTAAGAAGATGGAAGGCAATGCTAAGATTATTAAGCTTATTGCCCGTGACGAGAATCTGCACTTAGCAAGCACTCAAGCACTTCTTAAGATTCTTAAAACAGACGATCCTGACTATGCAAAGATTGCAGACGAGACTGAAGAAGCATGTATGAAAATGTTTGTCGAAGCTGTTGATCAAGAGAAAGCATGGGCAGAGTATTTGTTTAAAGATGGATCAATGATTGGTCTTAATACTGAATTGTTAAGTCAATACATTGAATGGATCGCAACCAAGCGTATGAATAATGTTAATCTTAAGAGTCCGTATGCTACTAAATCAAACCCGCTACCGTGGACACAAAAATGGATCAGTGGGGCTGAAGTGCAAGTTGCTCCGCAGGAAACAGAGATCACAAGTTATGTTCAAGGAGGCACAAAACAAGATGTGTCATCAGATACCTTTAAAGGGTTTAGCTTATGATTGAAATTTACGGCAAGCCGCAGTGTCCTTTTTGCGATCGAGCAAAGGCACTGTGCGAAACAAGACAGTTAGAGTATACATACAAACAACTTGGTGTAGACTTTGGCCGTGAGGAAGTTTTAGAATTGTTCCCAGGAGCAAGAACATTCCCACAAATAAAAGTAAACGGTACCAGTATTGGCGGCTTTGACAAGCTAGGCACTTACTTGGAAGAAACTAACTATAACGGAACAGGATGGACACTATAATGCTTATTGAACTGCCTTATAAAGTAGGAGATACAGTCTCCTTTAAACTTAACTCGGGCGAAGAATTAGTAGCTCGGTTAGATGAAGAAACACCAACTGCATACAGACTACATAAACCAATGTGTCTTGTTATGCAAAACAACGGACTAGGATTAGCACCGTTTATGTTTGGCGCAACGCCAGAATCGAAGTTTATGCTTCAAGCACATGCAGTAAGTTGTATTACTAAAACTGAAACAGAGATTTCTAAACAGTATACTTCGTCAACATCAAATATTAAGTTAGCTTAATTTATAGGTTGACAGCCGCCTCTTTCTATTGTATACTAGTAACATAATTAGGCAATAGAAAGAGGCAAATATATGAAAAAGATTATTGTAACAGACTGCGACGGAGTTCTACTCAATTGGGAGTATGCATTTTGCGTATGGATGTCACAACGTGGGTATAACGAAATCGAAGGCGGCAATATGGAATATAATATTGGCAAACGCTTTGGAATGAAAGTATCCGATGCAATTAAACAAGTAGAAATATTTAACCAAAGTGCAGCAATGGCATTTCTGCCAGCACTGCGTGATGCACGTTACTGGGTTAAGAGACTACATGAAGAGCATGGATATGATTTCCATTGTATTACTTCAATGTCTTTAGATCCTAACGCTAAGAAACTACGCCAAATGAATTTAGATAAATTGTTTGGTCCTACAGCATTTCCAGTATTAGAATGTTTAGATACAGGTGCAGACAAAGAAGAAGCACTTGAGAAATATCGCGACACTGGCTACTACTGGATTGAAGATAAGTTTTCAAATGCTGTTGCAGGACAAGCAGTAGGCATGCACCCAATCCTTATTGAACACGGGTGGAACATGCAAGAAGATATACCAAAAGGTATGAAAAAAGTTACAACTTGGAAAGAGTTGTATAATTATATAACAGGAGAATAATATGAGTGATCAATCACAACACGAACAAATTGTTGCAGCATTTAATGCGTATCTAGTTGAACATGCGGCTTGGGAAGATAAGAATGTTAAAGCAGCAGCTACTCGCGCCCGTGGCGCACTAGGTGACTTAGGCAAGCTAACAAAAGCTCGCCGTGCAGAAATCCAAGAACGTAAGAACTCAATGTAATGAGCGGTCAACGACGATGGCTTA